GCACAACATCAGATCACCCTTGGTGTGGTTGATCAGCTGTGCGCGTTCCCATAGGCTTAAATTTTCCACCATTCATTACCCTCCTTCAAAATCAAATAATTTATTGGTCTTTTTATAAACCACGTCGTACAACTCCCTAAAAATTAACAAACACGCCACAAAATGAGGGATCGCAATTATGGTTAATAAAAAGTTTGTCATTAATCATCTCCTTTGTTAATGTGCATATTATCGCATACTTTTACATGAAGTCAAGCTTTAATCTTTCAGACAAAACAAGAAAAGCCTTCGCCGCCGTCGCAGGAACTACTCCGTTCCCCAAGAGCCTAAGTCGGTCCACCCGGTTGGAACACCCATCAACCACTCGACCCACGTCGGATTCAGTTGACCACTCTGTTTCGCCCGAACCGCATCCGGTAAACTGTTCGTGGGATTGCGACCACACGCGGCTAACGTCTCCGGCTTCCGCGCACCCTTCCAGTCCCGCGTTGTCGGTGTGGGCCAAAATAAAGACTCGCTTTCGTCGGTGAGGGGCACCCACTTCACTCGCTGAGAATATTCCCGCCGTTGATCGATAACCCACGTCTTCCAAGCTTCGGAGGACATACTTGAGAACACTTTCTCCCGATCCAGTTCGAGCGGAAATGATTCCGTCAACGTTTTCAAGAAAGACAATTGAAGGTCGGCACTCTCGGATCCCGCCCAGGATATACGGGAACAAGTGCCGTGGGTCGTCTGTGGCCTTTCGTAAACCCGCATGACTGAAGGGCTGACACGGGAAGCCGCCAGACAAGATGTCCACGCATCCTCGAAACTTTCGATATGGGAAGGTCTTAACATCCGTGTGGATAGGAGCCGGATCCAACCAACCTTCCTCCATTTTTGAGACCAGATTCGCAATCGCATAGGTTTCGATTTCCACATGAGCAACTTCTCGCAGGTTTGCGAAAATTCTTCGCAGCCCAAGCCCAATCCCTTCGTATCCGCTACAAAGGCTGAGGTGGTTAACTGTTTGGGTAGTATCCATGTCACGTCAATCTCCTTGCATTATATAGTGTCACTATACCTACCAGGTCGAAGAAAGGATTACAAGGCATAAAACACAGACGACAGAGCAAAAAACAAAGGACGCGGGCCACGGATCACGGGCCAAAGTTACAAAAAAGGCGCTTTCTCCTTATATAGAGCTGAAAATATTTTTTATTTTTTTTTAAAAAATATAGGCGTAACCAGTGTAACCATGTAACTTTTGTTGTAACTTACTGTTATATATAGGTTTTTTAGTTACAGTAGGTTCTACACATGTGTTTTTAGAAGTGTAACCTCCTTAAATGGCCAAATTGCCTTAAAGGGGGGGGGTAAGCGTTTTTTTTTTTTTTTTTTCTGGCGCTATATAAGGGAAAGGGCTATTTATAGGGTCTCAATGTTTTTAACTGTGTTAGGAAACAAGGTGCCAAAAGCCAAGAATACAACCCCTGCCAAGAAGAGAGGCCGGCCACCCGCCTCCACATCGACAAAGCTTACCAGGAGGCAGGAGCTATTTGTCAAAGAGCTGGTTTCGAAAGATGGTCAGATAACTTTACGAGAAGCGGCAATCAATGCCGGATATCCAGCCAGCAGCGCACATACCCGTGCATATGAACTAACTAACCCTAAAATATCGCCGCATGTGGTTGCGGCCATACGGGCTTATAGAGATGAACTTGATGCAAAGTATGGTTTGACATACATGCGTCATTTAAGAGACCTTCAGCGGATCAGGGATCTGGCGATTGAAAAAGAAAATTACTCGGCGGCAGTAATGGCGGAATACCGGCGAGGACAAGCTCACGGCGACATTTACGTTTCAAAGTCTGAAATCCGAACCGGTTCGATTGATAGCATGTCGAAAGAAGACGTCATAAAAGCTTTAGAAGAGGTGAAATCAACATATGCCCCGATCACAATCAACAGCCAAGCTACCGAAATCCCAAACGAAAATAACTCCGGCAACCGCAAAAAAGCGCGAGAGCGACTTTTACCAGTCGATGAAGCGCGGGATGATTTCGACGGAGCGGAAAGTGATTTTGACGAGGCTTGAAACGTGGGTTTCAGCAGGCGTACCAGATTTGTTGATTTGCGATGAGAAAGGTTTGTTTCATTTTGTCGAATTGAAAAACACTGGAACAAATGCAGTCGAGTTACGACCGCATCAGGTGTCCTGGCTTTCAAAACATGGATATGCTAGCTCTTGGATACTTGTTCGCAAACAAAAATCACCGAATGCCGATCCCGAATTATATTTGTTTAAGGGATCTGACGCGGTTGATTTGCGAATGGACGGCCTGGGTGAAGTTGAACCCCTATTTCACCAAGTTAAAAAATTCGACTGGGATAGCGTTCTTAACTTGATTAGTCCCATATAATCCCATATAGTGCACTATCTCAATCAATTATGGAGGTAGTTTATGGGATTAGATATGTATCTTAAAGGGCGTAAATGGGTCGATGGCCGCAATCACGTCCGAACAAAAGTTGACGGTTTTAACGTAACAGCCGTCGAGCTAGAGCTTGGTTATTGGCGGAAGCATCCAGACTTACATGGTTATATTGTGAAGCATTTTGCCGGCGGTTTGGATGATTGCAGACCCGTAGAATTAAAATCATCTGAATTGCGAGAAATAGCCCAGGCTATCCGTTCTGGTGTTTTACCAAAAACGTCTGGACCATTTTTTGGCAATAGCGAGCATCATCGAGACTCTGTGGATTATGATGCTTCCGTTTTTGATAAGGCGGCAGATTGGGTTGAAAGCGCTCCAATTTACGAAAACATTGTAGAATATGAGGGCAATTGGTAATGTGGATTTTGTTTGATTGGTTTGGAAAATATTGGTTAGGCGAAGAAACTTACGATAACGTCACTAAACGTCGATAATGAAAACGGGGCCGATTTGGCCCCGTTTTTTTTTAGTTCGAATGAATAATGTCATTTAATTTATAAAAAGCTTCGTTTAGCGCGTCCTGGGCGGATTCTTTACGGCCCGTTTCGGCAAGTTCAAACGCTCTCTGCATTTGAAACCGAGCTGACCGAACCTGCGCTAAAACCGACATTGAAACTTTTTTAGATTTGTTAAACATTTTCTTTCTCCATTTTTTTGCCGTGTTGGCACCCAAAAACCCCGCGCCGGAAAACCGAGCGGGGTTATATTTTACATGGTAATCCCGAAAATGCTGAATAGGATTTTACCGACAAAGATCGCAAAATATAAAATTGCAAAAAACAAAACGCCTAAGCTTAAAACCGTAGCCGGAACTAACATCAAATTTAATGCAATTTTTTCGAATTTTTTCATTTTCATTTTCTCCATTTTTGCCATGTTGGCACCCCAAAACCCCGCCGGACTAATCCGGTCGGGGCAAGGTTTTATATGTTTGGGATTTCAATAAAATTTAAATCGCCTGGTTCTGGTTGAAAAAATAAGGCAGCATTTTTTCTCCACCGGACTTCGACAGGTCCGGTTGTGTTTGTGTTTTCGAGAATACCTAAACCCTGCAATCCTGACTCGATTTCATCTAACACAGCGTGAAGATTCCACCGATCTTCAAGCCCGTGAAATGCTAACCATTGCCGGACGTTTTCGACGCCTTGATCTGTCAATTCTATGTAATATTCTTTCATTTTCATTTTCTCCATTTTTTTGCCGTGTTGGCACCCAAAAACCCCGCCCGCATAAGCGGGTCGGGGCAAGGTTTGGATTGTTTTAGTTCTATCTGCATTCCCACATTTCGGACCAGAAATCATCAAGCCCCAAATTATCAACTAGCTCAGCCGTTGCTTTGTCACCCCACCAAAAACCCTGAACTTCCTTAAATTTGGTGTCGATCCAGATATTCGGGCCGCCGAATGTAACCAACAAACGAACTCCTCGATATGATCCGTCAGAGCCGATATAATACTCTACGTCTAAAATATCTCTAGAATAATCCCCGGCGCATGGTTCGCCATTTTCCCACTCGTAACCAGCGAATTCTAAAGTGCGGAGATTGTCCGCGATATGGTCAACGTGGTTTTGTAAATCAGTCATGTTTAGTCCTTTCTCTTTTGGCACCCAAAAACCCCGCACCTGGAAGGCGACGGGGCAAGGTTTGGATTTGGTTTTTTTTGTTACGAAATTAAGCGGGGGTCCATCCGACCTTCAATATCTAACACGATAACTCGCCAGACTTCGGCGGTCGGAACCTCGCATTCCCGGGCCGCCATTTCGACCGGCCAACCGTCTTCAACGACAAGATCGACCGCTGACTTTAAATCGGCTTCAAACAAAACCTCTTTTTCGTTGTACAAATGCATTTTTATTTTCTCCATTTTTGCCGGGTTGGCACCCCAAAACCCCGCCGGACTAATCCGGTCGGGGCTAGGTTTTTAAAGATTATCTCTTAACTCAATCAAGGTCTGAGCTATTTTCAGTTCACTATCGTTCAATTTGTGCTTGAATTTTTGCAAAAAAAGTTCCTGGTCGCCCATTGGCTCAATCTCATTGTTTCGAAATTGGGCGGCTTCCATTAAAACAACGAAGCAATCCCAGACGATTTGATTAGATACCTCTATTTCATCCATGTTTCATTTTCTCCATTTTTGCCATGTTGGCACCCCAAAACCCCGCCGGATTGATCCGGTCGGGGCAAGTTTTGGATTTGGTTTTTTTAACTTAAGATTTGAAAAATCAGCTGAAGAATCGTAAAAATAACGCATACATAAAGAAATGAATATCCGAAATACATGCATAGACGATCCAATGCGCTCAAATCTTGATTTTTAGTCGGTTCAAACATTGTTTATTTTCTCCATTTTTGCCGGATTGGCCCCTCCAATATGCCCCCATTTATAAAGTCACACAATACCTTAAACCATGTTTGTTCGCATATCTGCCAAGCATTTTTGCATAGCTGAATAACAGTTAAACTTGCCCGCCTGCCGCAGGCGGTCGGGGGTCGGATGTTTTTCCGTGGACCGTTGGCCGAGGACCGTGGACCGTGGACCGTGGACCGTTGGCCGAGGACCGTGGACCGTTGGCCGAGGATATTGGTTTACGTTACGTCAACTAGGAACTGTGGCAAAAATACCACACTTCCCGGACTGTGACATATTTATCACAGTGTGTTGCTCCTGGGCCACGGCTCAGGGTCCCTTCCGCAATCGAGGCTAATAGCTGCCCCTTTTTGCATAGCTGATATGCCAAAATGCATGGCCCTCGGCGCTCTGCCTGCGGCCATAAAAGCTATGTTTCTGACAAATATTTTTGTGTTTTTTTATTTTGGTGTTAACTGTCTTATAAACGGACCAAAAATCGCTTAAAATTAAGCCCAGGGGCCCCCGAATGAATCAAGAAGACCTGTCCGAGTACAATGAGAAAGAATTAAAGCTTCGCTTGCGTCTTGCGGTGCTGGAAAAAAACGAAGCCTGCCAAAAAGATTTTCTAACTTTTGTAAAAACTGTGTGGCCGGAGTTTATCGCGGGCCGTCATCATAGAATCATTGCTGAAAAGCTAGAGCGCGTGGCCCGTGGTGAGTTGAAGCGTGTTATAATCAACATGGCTCCTCGTCATACGAAGTCGGAATTTGCTTCTTTTCTGTTTCCTGCGTGGATGATGGGCCGTAATCCGAAGATGAAGATTATTCAGGCGACTCACACGACCGAGCTTGCGGTAAATTTTGGTCGTAAGACTAAGAATTTGATTGATAGTGACGAGTACAAGACGATTTTCCCTGATGTTAAGCTTGCTGCGGACAGTAAGGCTTCTGGTCGGTGGGACACGAGCGCTGGTGGGATGTACTATGCGGTTGGTGTGGGTTCCAACTTGGCGGGTCGTGGTGGTGATCTTGTGATTATTGACGATCCTCACTCGGAGCAGACGGCTATGAGTGCGAATGGTTTTGAGGATGCGTGGGATTGGTACACTGGGGGCCCCCGACAGCGTCTTCAGCCGGGTGGATCTATTGTTTTGGTTCAAACTCGTTGGTCTGAGAAGGACATGACGGGTCAATTAATCAAGCAGATGGGTAAAGATCCGAAGGCTGATCAGTGGGAAGTCATCGAACTGCCTGCTATTTTTGATGATGAGACGCCTTGTTGGCCTGAGTTCTGGTCTCTTGAGGATTTATCTGCGGTCCGTGCATCTATTCCCCCGAGCAAGTGGAATGCGCAGTATCAGCAGAACCCCACGGGTGAGGAGAATGCGATTATTCCTCGTGATTGGTGGAATAAGTGGGAGGGTAAGGCGGTCCCTCAGCTACAATATGTCATTCAGAGTTATGATACGGCGTTTTCCAAGCGTGAGACGGCGGATTTCAGTGCGATTACGACTTGGGGTGTATTTTATCCTATAGAGGGTGAGGGGCCCCATCTGATTCTGCTTGATAGTAAGAAGGGTCGGTGGGATTTTCCTGAGTTGAAGCAGCTTGCGTTTGATCAGTGGAAGTTTTGGGACCCCGACACCGTCATTGTTGAGGCTAAGGCGAGTGGTTTGCCTTTGACCCACGAACTACGGAACGTTGGCATACCTGTTGTGAACTTCACGCCTTCTAAGGGTAATGACAAGTTGACGAGGGTTCATAGTGTGTCTCCTTTGTTTGAGGCGGGCATGGTCTGGGCTCCTGATGAAGCGTTTGCGGACGAGTTAATAGAAGAGGTTGCAGCTTTCCCGAATGGCGAGTATGATGATCTTGTTGATAGTATGACTCAAGCTCTTATGAGGTACCGTCAGGGTAATTTCATTCAGCTTCCTACGGATGGTTGGGAGCCTAGTGAGAACTCTACGAAGGTAAGGGCTTATTATTGAGCTGAGGAGCCAATGTAATGCAAACACACAGTGCTGGATCTGACAGAAGCCGAGCCCCTTTTAAGACCAGAGCCGAGATAACCGCTATTATCCGAGAGCTTGGTCGGGCGTATGATATGGGAGCTATCAGCAAGGAGGAGTATGACGCGGGTATGCGCAATGCTTTTGCTGCGGAAGATATGGCGTATCGGTCTGGTTATGTGGGGCCCGGAGCGGGTATCGGTGCGTATCGGGAGCGCCCCGACCGTGAGGGTGAAATGAACAAGATGCAGGATCCCGCACAAAACATGTTTGAGCCTACAGACCGCGAAAAAATACGACAGCAGCTTCGCATGTCAGATCCGATGGCGAAGAACCCTGTTGACCGTTTTAGGCATGGTGGTGCGGTTCGGAAGTATCAAGAGGGTGGTATGGTTCCTCCTGATCAGGGGTCGTCATATCGTTTTCCTCCTGAGGGTTCTTCTTATTATGACATGGTCACGCCAGATATGGTCCCTCCGGCAATGCCAAATGAGCCTCCTGCCTTGATCCAAAAAATGTTTGGTGGTCTTGGTCCTTCTCTTCCCCTGCCTCCCGGCAATGTGACTCAGGAAGATATGGAACGTGCCGCGATGGAAGCGGACACTCGCATTGCTAATGAGATTCGTAGTGGTCAGATGGGTATGAACAAACGAGGGGAGTATTTTGCCCAAGGCTTGGGAGAAGACGGCTTAGTTACACTGCCTCTAGAACAGTATCGCGCAGAGCTGACCCTAGAAAACTTGATGAATATATCTCGTGCCTATGAAGCAAATCGTATAAATCGCGAAAGAATAGAGGATCTTGAGTATCTCCGTCGCCAACAAAAAGAAGATGACTTTCGCGCTCTTGAGCGGAACCAGGTTTACAACAGCACGGTAGGGCAGCGTCGGTAGTGTCGTCTAACCGTTTAATTTAAAAGGGCGGCACTCTTAATGCAAAAGGCACTTTTTGGGACTGGTGGCGGCGGTAGCGGCGGTAGCGGCGGTTCCTTTCGGTCCCCTCCGCAAACAACCTCGTCGGACATGGGGGCTGCGACCACTTCTACTTTTTCGGACAACCCGCCTTATGAAGGCACGATCACTTATGATCTGTTGTCGGCCTCTGGCTTTCGGAGGGAGAAAGAAGAGGAAGAGGAAGAGAGAAGGCTTCCGGAACCTTACCGCCAGTTA